GGCGGGACCAGCCCAGCTTTGTCCACAGATCTCCATACCTGTGTTAGTATAGCTGACACTTGCACCAAGTTAAACTTGATGTTAAGTCTTTGGAGATGACGTAAGGCTTCCGAAGCCAACGTCACGGATCGCTCGGCGTCCACCAAGGCCTTATTTGCACGTGCGTCGGTCAACCGGGTTACCGGGTCCTCAAGTTTGTCCTCAAAGAACAGGGGTTCTTGAAGGGACTCAAGGAGATCCAGTGCCGGTTTCACTAACACGCTCTGTACAGACGTACAGAATGGCGAAAAGGCGGTCAACATGTCCTTATTCAAGGGACGTGAAGTATCCGCTGATTCCGACCATAGCCATTCAGGCCAAGTAGCGAAAGCGAAGCGAGAGCCGATCAGAGGGTTCGTCAAGGATACGCAAAGCGCTCGTGCCCGCTGGTTCATGTTTGACCAACGTGCAGTTGAGGCTCCTGAAGCGACCTTGAAACCAGCACCCATAGCCCTTACGAAACTCGACAGGGTTCCCCGAGTCGTCCAGGCGGCGAGAGCACAGGCAACGGATGACTGGCTTTGGGCAGCTGCCCAAAACTTCGCCGGCAGCCCGCTAATGTCTTCTCCATTATAGAAAAGACGTTTCGCGAACTCCAACGTCAGCCCAGTTGAAACCAATGACTTCTCGAGACCGATTTTTACTCGGAGTAACCGGCAAAGTGCGCGGTACTTACGGGCCACACCGTCGTGAGCAATGACTACGTCATCACCTAGAACGGCGTACAGGTTGAACCAACCCGGAATCCTCGCTCTATATGCGCAGAACTGCACCATAGCGTGATGTACGAAGGCAAGCATTCCCCAAGAACTATAAGCTCCCATAGGCTGACCGGTACCGTATCGTATAAATCTGGACTTTAAACCCAGACCCTTAGCTACCTTTTGAGGGATAGCGTACGGCCGGCCAACTAGTAGGTTAGCCCAAGCCTTGGCATATGCAGGCCCGAATATTTGCGCCAAAAGCAGTTCCTGAATCTTAATGGGTATACAGTCAGTAGCAGCGGATAGATCATAAGAGTATATCGCCTGAGTTGGAGGGACCTTCTTTAACAGTAGTTTGACCGGCCGAAGCTGGTCAAATGTCCCGTCTTGAGGGATCTCTCTCAGGATATCAAACAACCAATCATGCAGTGGCCTTAAAGCCCACTGAGACCAGATATCTGCTAGGGCCACCACTCGGATCTTACCTGCTGGCTCTGGGAGAAGGGCTAGTCGCCCACAGAGATTCGTCCCGTACCCATGCGCGTTCGGGTAGACAGCGACACCTTCAGACCTTTCCGTAGAAAGACCTTCAGGGCGAGCTACCCTAGTAGCAGCACGGGCCATAGGCATGAATTCTGCCGTGTTCTCCAAAAGCGTCCATAGACTCTTAGTCGTTCCATAACCACCCGGTATAAGCCGTAAGTAGTCTAGTAATAGATTAGAGCTTAGGCCAATGAACCCGTCCGAAGATGGGGTAGCGGTCCAACGCTTCGCAGCGTTGAACCTATGGGCATAGGCAGTTGGGACCCCAGTTAAAGGGTATCGTGCAGCCTTTCGGTCCAGTTTAAGTCCGTTGATGAAGCCCGTTATTCGCGGGTCTTCAAAACGATCAGCGGACACCGATTGGATAACAAATGGTTGTGGGCGCTCTAGGAGGTCTAAGCCACCATCGACTAACGCCGTATCAGTGTGTTCGCTAACCCCAGGCAGGAACACCGTCCTCAAGAACCAAACCCAGTCCCGAAGGAACGAGTCAGGGAGATTAGGTGCTGGGGCCAAGATCGTATCGAACTTGGCCTTTCCCTTAAAGGGTATCACACGATAGATGCCAAAAAAGGACAACCAAAGCTGGATTGTGATCCGATCTCCCGACCGGATGAGCGCCCGAGCGAAGCTCGGTATCACTCTAGGGAGTCCATCCCTACACCGAGAAACTGCGGTCCGTCCGACCTTACGTGGTTCGAACGAAAGTTTCCCTCCAGGTAACGCTTGAACCAGCAATACGTTACAAACCTTAAGGTATAGCACCAGGCCTTTTCGGCCCGAATGCCGACCGATGGACACGCAATGCTTAGCGAAGACGCTGAGTTGGATAACTCTTGAGCGGGTGACCTTGCCACTCACCAGACGTACCCAGGATATACCTGGTTCCATCCAATGAGCCCAGACTTTTAAGTCTGGACGCCATGAAACAGTTCTATTGAGGATCCTTTGCTGTTTGAGTCTTAGACTCTGCAGTAAGAATTTCATAGAATAATATAATGGATTCCTCTTGGTTTTGGGACCCTGTTCCACCTTCGGTTTCCCGTCTCCACCTAATAGGGGAGGGGGGCCGCAGGCGCTCTTGGTAGAGTCGGCAGGAAGCCGCTCAGGTGGTCAGACAACTACTTGCGTCGTCGTGGCGACCCCGAGCAAAGGCGCTATCAGCCCCAAGATGTCCATCGACATCCCAGGCTTGCTGCGTTCAAAAGAGAGGTATCATGAAGCCTCTTGACAAATTCATGCCAAAAGTCAACTTGACGGTCGGTTAGTCACCTGCCTCAAGTTTGCAATTGCTCTGTTTCGCTCGTACAGACGGTAAGCCTTGCTGAAACCTGATAGATATCAGTTTCAATCAGTGCTTGCGCGAGTGCCACTGCTTGCAATAGACCCTAAGATCCACGCTACAGTACAGTTCGCTAACAACACACTAATTGACCAACAGATGTAGTCAATGCTCCTAGTTTCCTAGGGTTTAATCCACGCCTTCGTGGCCAAGGGAATTCTCCTTTCGAGAACCCCGAAGCCCCCCTGTGTCTTCCGCAATAAGGTTGACAGAACGCTGATCAGCGCTCGCGTACCCCGCCCCGTCTCCGTCCCAAGCATGTCTGCCTGTTCTGGATAGGGATGAGGGAATCCAAGGTAACGTGTCCGGTGTACGTGGTGGCAACCCAAATGATCC